AGCCTTCGCCATTTCATTCGGAAATCGCGATGTCGAAGGTTCATGACTCCCTAAACACATCGTGATCGACGCCGTACCCTTGGCCTTCGTGTACGTGTCCTTGTGTCCAACCATGTGCTAAACGATTCGTATGATGGCTAAGTCGTTTGCACCGAGGCGGACGTGCTGTCCAAATCTTTGTAGGCCGCTTCTTCTGCGGCGATGTCCATGATGTGCTGCCCCATCTCCTCGACCTGTTTCAACAAATCGGTCGCCTCACCACTGATCTTTCTGCGCATCGTACGCAGTGCGCGGTTGCTTTTACGGAGCCGCTCGATTTCCCCTTTAAGGAACTCGACCTCCCCTTGCAATTCGTCGTTTGCTTCTTTCAAAGCCTGCACTGCCAAACTCGTATGAGTCTCAGCAATGACTTGCTGCGCCCGGACATACTCCTCATTGTCCATTGCTCTCCTCCCAGAGATAAATAAAGCGACACGTGCTCGAACACGTGCCGCCCAAATCTGCGCAATTGGTTACGGAATTACGTTAACCAGAATCTGCGCGTACACCATGTCATTCTGCTGGAGCAACGATCCGCCAGTCAGACCTTCGCCGTTACCAGCGAATGGGTACTCGAATTCACAAACTGCTTGCCCCGGATTCAGGGGGGAAATTACTGCCGTCGCTACCGATCCTGCGTAGCTGACGACGCCGACGCTTGCAACTGCGCCCACGGTCGCGTTCGGAGCCGGGTACGACTCCTGCGTTCCGCTGGAGGCGGTGGGCAGGAAGTTGTACGAGATTGCAGTCACCGATCCTGCGATAGACTGGAATGACCCAGCCAAATCGTACAGAGATGCAGTGATTACAACGGTACCGTACACGCCAGTTGTGGCGTTGCTGTTAGCGACGGACAGGGTGACCTGGTAGGTGTTGTTTCCACCGACCAAGGTTCCCGAAGGAGTCTCGGGGTTGGCGTTCGTCACGCCGCGTCCGGACAACTTCACGAAGAGCGCTTTCCCAATGCCGTTAGTGGGCAAAGGATAAGATTCTTGGGTGTCTGCCATGTTGATTCCTTTCGTTGGCTTCTTGAAATAGAGCGGGGTGACTCCGATGGTTGCGAGTCACCCTATGCTCGGGTTTCAATTAGCTGATGGCGCTTGCCGCGTCGATCTGGCGCATACGGATCGTGGTGTCCGGGCCGAGAGACGTGGTGAAGTGCACACGGTACGAAGTCCATCCGGGGATGAGACCTTCGGGGTCAGCAACGCTGGGTTCAACGTTCTGCTTGATGTTGCACTTAATGTTCTGCCACTCACCGTCGCCGAACCCTGTGTCACCCTGCGCTCCGAGGTTGATGGAGTAGATACCATCACGTCCGAAGATGTACGTACGCAGAGCAGTCAGACCAGTGACGGTCTGATAGTTCGGGGTCGTGGTGATCTGGTTGGTCTGGAAGAAGTGCACGCCAGAAGCGGGCAGTTCAATGACCTCAGTCAGATCAACGCTGACCAACTCTTCCATCTTGGCCTGACCCACGGGGGTATGCTTCAACATGTCAAGAGGAGAGTCGTTGCTGTTGTCGGCCAAAACGTCGCCGAGAGCAAACGGGTGGATGACGCCACAGAATGCCTTGGACGCTTCGTCAAAAGGCCGAACCGAACGCCCTGCCAGAGACTGAACAGAGTTACGGATTTGGCTCAACGACAGAGCGGTGAAGCTGGAAGTGCTGGTTGCACCCAGTGCCACAAGCACGCTGGAGTCAACAGCGGACGCACCGTCTGCGGTCGCACGAACCAGAGCGCTCAAAGACTCGCCCAAGCGGTACGACAATTCCTTCGCAACGTTCTCAACGGTGTTGTCGATGGCGGTGGCCAGAGACAGCGAAGAGAAGTTTGCGTAGTCGGCATATTCGCCGATGACAGCGGTGGTGTTCAGGACGCTCACCGGGATGGAAGTTCCCACGGTTCCTTCGACGGTGGTTGCGGTGTTCGCAGCCAGCGGAACGTACATGAACATCTCGTACTGGTTACCAGACTTCATTGGCAAATCCAGACGTTCAGAGCAGGCGACAAAAGGCGTCTGCGCCTTCAAGTTCTCGCGGAACTTTTTGTCGTAATACTTCACAGTCGATTGCGGGAGGTTCGACTGGTTGTTAATTGCTGGAGAGTATCCAGTCATATTGAGTCAACCTTTCTTGTTGGCGACTATCTTCACAACCCTCCTCCCAGAGAGTGTTGAAGCCTATCCAACGATGAGTTCTTCCTTACCAACCACGTTTGCGTTTTTGCGCTGCAAGGCGGGTTTCGTTTTCAAGCAAAGCCTGCTCGTATTTTGCACGACGGGCTTTTGCTTCCGGAGACTGAGAGTTATAAAACTCTTTCTCCGCTTTGCCTTCCAGCCTCAAAACTGCTTCGAGGTTGTGGAACTCTTGGAACTGGCTTGTCGGCTTCCCTTTGCCATCTTTTAGATACACCCGAACTGTTAACCAGTTGGGTTTGGCAATAGGGTTGTCTACATCGGACACCTGATCGGCGTTCGAGAGCCCAGTAGGAATCTGGGCGACAGGTCGCTTTTGCGGTGGAACCACTTCGCTAATCCGAGCGGGTGTTTCCACTGGTGCCGCATTCGGCACCGTCTTTTCCTCACGCACTGTAGGAGGTACCGTAGCCAATTCGGGCTCGGTCACCTGATTTCCAGAAGTGACGATGATGCCGCTTTCACGGAGGACATCGTACGCTCTCTGATAATTCCGTGCATCGGTCGGGTCAAGGTTACGTCGTTCGATATAACCGATCAGCTTGGCAGCGGTGTCATCGCCACCAACGTAATCCCGATTCCGATTTTTGAAACTTTCGAGTGCCAAAAGAATCCGGCTCTCGTAATTGCTTACCAACAGATCATTCTGGACGCCACGATCATCGTCACGATCCAGCATGTACTGTGCTTGCGCTGCGGTGGCCGGGTCTTGCAACTTCTCCTGCCATGCCGTACGCTCTTCGGCACTCAATCGCTGGCGAAGTTGAAGCGGTTGTGCCGCTGTAGCTTCTGCCGGAGTTTCGGTGCCGTTCAAAATCTTTTCTTCACGCAACTTCTGTGCCATGCGCCGGACGTGAATGTTGGCGGTCTTCAACTTCTCAATCAATTCGTCCTGAGTGCGATATTTGAAGACTTGCTTGCCGCCGATCTGCTTGCCGTTGTCATCAGTGATGACGTATTCATACGTCTGCTCAGGCAACTCGACCGGAGCCGGGGGAACAACGACTGCTGGCGCGGGAGCCTCTTCAACTGGCGCTTCAACAGGCACCGCCGCTGCGGCGGCTGCCGGAGGATTAGGACTGTCATCGAATGACGGATCAAACTGCGGAACGGCTTCAGGAACTTCAACCGCTAGCTCAGCGCGACCACGTGGATTGCTCGGCTTCAACGCTGGTGCCGGACGTGTTTCAGTGGGGGCATCGTTGCCATCCACTAATGTACGGAACGCTTCCTGTTCAGGAGTCAGTCCGACACGCACGTCGCCGTAGTTCTGTTTGTACTCCTCACTCGTCATGCGGTTAATGTCTTGCTTTGTCCAAGTCTTCATGATTATCGAGCCTCCAACTCGTCATCGTCTTCCGATATGTAGGTCACGTCACCAAGTAGATTGGGAAGACCTTCAGTCATCTGCGCTATCTCGTCCATTTCTAGGCCGGGAGCAGATTCTTGAGGCCCGCTCTTTTTTAATTCTTGCTGAACGGCAACCTCGTTTGAAATGCGGGTAAGAATTTTTGTAACCACGACTCCGGCTGATCTTGACAGCGAGTGCCTTGCGAGCACCTCTTTGGGATTAGCGTGATCGGCATTGTCGAGGTCTACCCGAAACTGCTCGACGACGGCCATTAAAAGTTTGTTAACGACTTGCCAGCCCTTGCTGTGCACAGTCATCGCAAGATCAGAACGCTCGACAGCGGTTAGTTCCAGATCAGGATCGACCATTGATGACTCCTGCCGCGAACGCAAATCGCCATGATGCCCAACCTTCCCAGCTTCCTTCGGGATTGCTCACGCTTGGCCATTGACCTGCGGTCAACTTGGCGCGAATATTGTCGTTCTGGAAAAGATCGAGAACATGAACACCGAAACCATATTTGCGCATCGCGGCTTTTAAGAGCGCATTGTATGCGCTACCAGCCATACTGCCTAACTTGGTTCCGACTGCGTGCATCTCATCCGACTCTTTGACTTCGAAGTAGTCGCAATATTCAACGACTTTGGTGCGGGCTTCGAGGCCGCATCCACGATTGATTGTCATCATCTGTGCCGACCGATCCGGCATCGGAACGTAAATGACTTCGCCTTCAGGATGAAGATGAAGCGTATGCCGTAGCGATTCCTCAAACGACCGTTCGAACACAACTTGCGAACTTGCGGGGATTAAACCGCTTGGTAAACCAGCGGGTTGGTAACCGGGCATATCATCTCCTCCCAGAGATACAATGGAGCAGACCTTCACACGTCCCCAGCGTTTGTTGCTGGTTCCTCTGTATGAAGGAGGACTGGCACTCGTCGCCAATCCCTGCCCCTCCTATTTACACAACCGTCCCTGTCTCAGCCGCGCCTTCCAAGCCACCTGCGCTTGGAGTGCCTGTTACGGCTTCTTGCATTGACGTATTGCGGAAAGACTCACGAACGATGTCGCGCTGTACACGATTCTGGTTCGCTTGGTCTTCCAATTGCTGTTTCTGCTGGAATTTCTGCTGATTCAACGACTGCTGTGCCACCAGTTTGCTGTTCGCTTGCGCGGCAGCCGACTTAGCCTGTTGAGCCTGCTTCATTTCCGGCGTCAATTTCTTGATGATGTCGTTGCGGTTCTTCCACTCCGACGCTTCCATCCACATCGAGAGGATCGGTTTGAAGTCGATGTACTCTCCGTTGATTTCCGCGAGGTTCTGTTGAATCTGCGGGTTCTCAAAGATTTGAGTGATAAGCGTGAGCGACTGAGCCATGATGCGCTTCGCTGAAAGGCTTGCGCCTGCGAGCACTTCAAACTCCATCTTCGCTTCGTGGTACCGGGCTAAATTGAGCATGTATGCTTTGCCCAACTCTTCACCGCAAATGAACTTCAGTTCCGCATCGGAGATGTACTCAAACACCAAGTCATCCAAGATATAAAGGAACGGTGTGAACACCTGTTCGATGAAATTATCCAACGGCCCATCGAGTCGTGTAGCGCTGGCGGCACCTAATTGCGAGGCTCCTGTTGCAGTACGACCCATCGAACTACGAGGGCCAGCACTGCTGCCTTGCACCAGTTGCGCATCTGCGCCGGAGCTACTCTCGGTAGCTGCTTCAGACTCTTTAAGTGCTGACCAAACTTCGGTCGGAACTTTTGGCTGTTCGAGAATGCCGTAAGCATCCGCGACTGGCCGACCTTCCTTCACGTCAACTGTGAGGATTCGTCCAATACCTGTGCGGATCATCTGTGTTGGCGTATTTGCATCACGCCGTCGCAGATAAATCGGATTTACACCGAAGGACAAAATCTTCAAGATCGAGTTGATCGTTCCTTGATCCACGCGCTGGTTCTGACCAACGATGAGACCAAGGCCCATTCCATAAAACGCCTTGGGGCGATTCCACCAGTTGGCGGAAAGGAACGGGACAGGATACAGCATATCGGCAAATGGATTCTTGCCGGAGTATAGACCGTGCTTACGGTCGAGAACCATGATCTTGCGACCCTTGTCCCAATACTCCAGAATCTCCATCTTTCGCCGGAGTACGTCCGGTGTGGAGTTCTGCGAATCGTCTAACGAATGGTGTACAATTTCTGTTACGTGAGTCGATGAATCACTCATCAACTCAATTGCGCCCTGTTCGACAGGGGGCATCCAGAGTTCTTGCAGGGCTTTGTCGGAACCATCTCCCGGCCACGACCAACCCTTACGCTCTTCAGCATCCTCTGGCAGACCTTCAATGGCTTTCTTAATCGCAAGGATTTCGTAGTAGTCCAAGTTGCGAATGTCGATTGCCCATCGCGCTTCGCGGGCATCGCCCACGCGGCAGTTCGGGTCTATAAATACTTTGTCAAGCGGACGCCACTCAAAGAATGGTCGCGGCACAACACGATACTCGCGAGTAATATCGGGAGCATCGAATGTCGGCACTTCCGGATTGGTGCCGTCTTTGTAGACGGTAGGCTTCCGGGTCTTGACTTGAATTTTGGTGTAAGTGATGCCCCATTTCCAAACGCCTGTCCCAAGGTGAGCCATTTGCTCAAGTCCCCACTTGGTGTTGCGTTTGAAATTGCAAGCATTCAGCAAGTAAGAGAAGACCGCCGTCTTGGCGTCAACTTCAGCTTGCTCTGTCCCCGGCATGGGCCGGAGCAACATCGGTGGATCGTCGTAGAACAGCCCCTTGTACAGTTGAGGCACGATTGCGTTTACGACTTTTGCCACCGTGAACCGTTGAACGTTCGGTTCCAAGATGTACGTGTTCTCGTACACCGACATCGGACGCGGCGATTGATAAAGCAGGTCGCTATCGCGCCACAACAGGTTCCACTGTTTGTTCGAAATGAACTGCTCGGCAGCAACTGCGCAGCCGTTGACTAACGCAACCTCTGCACTAACAGACTTCAGTTCGCCGCTAGGCTTGTAATCCTGAGCATTCAGGGCGCGATTTGGATTCCCATCGATAGGTAATTGAGCCATACCGCCCTTTCTGCGTTATCTGCGACTACGAAAAACGTCGTCGCGCATTGCGACAGGCGGTTGACTGAATTTGCGTCGTTCCGGTACGATGTACGGTACGAGTTCATCTACAGGCGGTGGCGGGATTACCGTCACGTCCTTCGATCCAACTCGTAAAGATGAATACTCATTCGCCGCGACTTTATCACGGTACTCTTGCGAAGCCTCCTCGGGAATTATTGAAGGAGGGTTCGCAGGTATGTAGAACAAATCTTCAGCCATTAGTACACCGACTTTAGCGCCCGGTCGCCACCGCCAAATAAGTCATCAAGAGGATTATCGTCCGACTGTTCGACGTGTTGCGCGGCTTGCTCTAATTGGAACTGCGTTGCTGGGTTGTCGTCAGCAGCAAACGTCGGATTCTGTTCAGCATACTTGCCCAGCCCGTAAATCATCTGGTGATGCTCGAACGCTTGATTATCCGCCGCGTACGCCGTGTCAACCGCGTTGATCTTTTTTGTCATGTCTGCGTAAGGCGCGAAGACTTCCGTCAACAGCGAAATGGCTGAGATGATGTCGTCGTGCTTATCATCGGCAGTTCCTGTGAACTGCGACATCTCCGTGTAAATTTCCTCAAGAGCCTCACACGAATTGATGAAGAACATGCGTTGGTCGCCAAGCAGTCTCAGGACTGGCTTGGCTTTCATGGATTTCGATCTGGCCTTGTTACCTTGACCCAGACCTGCGCTACGGAGCGGAATACTGATCTTCAGCTTTTCCATCTCACGCCGGATTTCGCGTTTGACGAAAGCAGTACCCATCACCTCTTCGATGACGATCTGTTTCGGCTTCCACTTGTATCCGACATTGGCGATGACTGCTGGAAGTTCGTACTCGTTGAATCTTCCGCGCACCATGTTGATGATGTAGAATCTCCCTCCATGGATCATTGCCGTCAAAATGACGGTGTAGTCTGCCCAACTTTGCGTCGAGTAGGCCGTATCCACAGTCGTAACGATCATGCCTTGATGCGGGCACAGATTGTGATTCAGTGTGCGCCGGATCAAGAGTTCGCGAGGGAACTTAATCTTGTTGATTTGTCGAGGATCGTTGAGGTACTTGATCGCGAACACATCTGGTTCGGTCTGCGAGGAGACCATCATGTTCTCGAAGGTCAATACCTGCGGGAACCAGAGGTGCACGTCGTTCGGAGTCCATTCCGGCTCGACTTTGCCTGCCGCCATGCATGCGGCGGTTGGCCACCAAACAGCACGTCGGTAAATCTTCATTGTCTTGTTCTGTTGCGATGCCAAGAACAACTTATCGTCGTAGGCAATCTGAACGCCGTAGTAATCGCGTTCGTCGTACCACGTACCGATGATGTCGAAGAAACCGAATGCGTGCATCAAGGCTTTGTCAACACCGATGCGGTGATTGATGCCCTCAATGCGGGTTACGGTCTCAACGTTCTCTTCAGTGACAACGTCGTCCAGCTTCAACAAGCAGAAGTGTGATCCGGCCAATGATTGTTCGATACCTGTTGCGCGGATCGTCGGTTCTTTATCGCCTGCCGTGCAGGCCGGAGTCTGAAACTCTGTGCCCTTGCCCGAGTCCGGGCGTACGCAGTGCTCAGGGAACAAAACCTGAAGCATTGACACGGTATGCTTACCTGTGAGTTTGTTCTTCAGAAGACGTGCACGGTACTTGCCGTACTCGCTATTCTTCTCGAAGTTCTCATCCATCGTGAAGTGTGCTTTCACTTCGCCAACGAAGTCTTCAGCCAGACCGAGTTTCCCGGTCAGAATGCCAATAGTGACTTCTGGGTAGCACAGAATCCACTGAACACAATCAGCCATGTTGATGGATGATTTGAACCCGCCACGAGGGACGAGCAGCAATCGCTGCTTGTACATCTTCTTAGCATCGCAATCGAGTGCAAACGCTTCGAAGGTTCCAAAGTTCGCCGGGTCTTTCTGCACAAAAAACTCGTTGCAGATTTCCTCATGCGTGTTGTGAATTTCCCAACCCTTTGTCTGGGGGTTGTACCAGTTGTATTCCTGATCGGTGACTTTGGAATATCCAAGCATCTTGCACAGAAAAAATAAATTCGTCTGTGCCATGAAACGATAGCGCGCAACTGTCAAGCGCAGATCATCGTATTCACAACTGCCCGGTGCGGGTAGCCCACCCTTACGTGAGCCGCCATTGAACACACGCCATTCAAGCATTGCATCGTGCTGTTGCTTGACGGTGTAGTGATCGAAGGCCAGAAGAGCCAGTTGCGCAAATTCGCTACCGGGCTCGTCCGTCATACCGCGATGCTGATAATTCTTGTTCTGAAAAGCCGCTTCGTACTCAGCCTTCAGAACTTCCAATTCACCCGCCATGGCGCTTTCTCCATTCCTCGATGTAAATTGCTGCTAGTCGAAGTAGTTCTGGAGAGTCTTTGAGACATCCGAGCCCTGCGTTACAAAGTCCACACAAAATTGCTCGGTTCTTTCCGGTCGCATGGTCGTGATCGTTAGTCCAACCTTTCTTGCCCGGAGTAGTAGTCTTGCAAATGGCGCAACAGCGTCCTTGCTTTCCAAATTCTGCTTCCCAAGATTCTTCGGTCTTACCGTAGTTCATCTTCAAATGCGAACGCCGTCCGCGCTCAGTAGCGCCGACATTCTTACAAGCGTTACACCATGGGTGCAGCCCATCTTTGCGGGTCTTGTCTTTCTGAAACGGCCCCGTAGTGGAACCGCACTTCGTGCAAGTTTTCATATATTCTCCTAGTCGAGAAGTTGGGCGGTGGACTAGCACCGCCCTCTATCGGGTAATTAGTCCGACAGAAAGTTTATTTCTTGTGTTTCCAACCATGCATAGAAACAGCAAGGCGTCCCATCGCGGCAACGTGCGGATTGTCGGAGTTTGCAGCTTCCTGCTTTTTCTCCAGCGGAATCGGCTGATCTTTTGCGATACCGAAGTGCTCATGCAGTGCACCTGCGTGGAGGTGCGACATAGCGCGATGAAAATGCGCTTTCTCTGCTGGTGAATGTTCCATGATATCTCCTTACATCCCTGCGGTAGGCGTTGCGCCTGCGGCGGGAGGGGTCATCGGTGATGGTGCGGCTGTCATCGGTGCTGGTGCTTGACCATCAGCCGGAGCAGCTTCGCCTTCATTCTGCGCACCCATGTGATCTTCCATGTGCTTGTGCAGTTCGGCCATGTCGTTCGAGACATGCTCTTCGTCCGGGTGATGCTCGGGGTGATGATGCTTGTGAATGTGCACCATTTTGCCGTCAGCGGTCTTGTGCGTCTCGATCTTATGGATTTCTTTCTTCGGCTTCTTGCTCGATCCACCGAGAGAATCCATCATCTTGTCTTTCATGTTATCCATGTTCTTTTCCTTTGTGACCACGGCTTCACCTTTGTGCAGGATCGCTGGCCCGGTCTTCGGCACGTAGTTGGTGCCAGTCTTGTACGACGGGAGCCCGACCGCTTTATTTGCACCGCCTGTTGCGATGGTGTCGTCCGCTTCCTTACTCAGGCGCTGATACGTTTCATCCGATGCGCCACCCTTGGGCTTTTCAGCCTCGCCTTGGGCCGCGATAAAAGTTTTTCGCTGCTCAGGATCAGAAATTTGTGTTGCCGCTTGGCCGCGTTTCTTTGCCAAGTCTGCTTTTGCTGCTTCAGGAGTTGCCATTGTGTCCTTTGCTGAAAAAATTCTTCAACTCTTCCCAATGAGTGCGTGCAAACGTCCGCATACCTACACCCGGATCGTACTTGGGGTACAGCGCCTTGAACACCTTCTCCGATGTACCAAAGTTGGATGGAAGTTCTCCAATTGTGCGGAGAAACATCATCGCTATGGTCGGCCCGCGACTGTGTCCGGCATTACAATGCACAAGGACTTTGTCGCCAGCCTTCAAATGTTTATTGATGAAGCGCAACGCCGGGAAGATCACTTCCTCGGGAATGAACTTCGGATCATCTACGTCGAGGAGGTTGAGAACCATCCTGTTCCCACGCGATGCGTGGTAGTAGTGGTCGCCTTTCGGTGCGCCCATCGTGGTGTATCGAAGTGCTGCCCGATGCCCCCATGGCCCGTCTTTGCAAGCAGAGACGATGGCGTACCCTTTCTTTGCGGCTTCTTGGTCGTCGTTGTCGTCACCGACAAATAAGACTGGTTTGCCATCTGATCCGTCCAAAACTCCTCGCATAAAATCCCTACTGCGGGGACAGGCTTAATCCTCGCTGTCCCCGCTATGAAAGCGGAGCAGGTTATGAATTAAGGCTCCGCACCAATGTCAATCGGTAAGAACGATGGAGGACTTCTTCTCTTCAGGGGCCGGAGCGGTAGTCGGGGCAGGTTCTCCCTTGGCTGCTGCTTTTTTCGCGGCTTGAATTTCAGCAATGCTCAACACGAAATCGCGGAGCACTTTATTCGCAACGGCTGTGGCGAACTGAATCGCAACGTCGTCAAGCATGACGACAACGTGCTTAGCTTTCTGCCATTCACTGGCAAGTCGCTGCACTTCAGCCTTCGTAATTTCGTACTTTGTCGTCGCGCCCATTACTTGCCTCCACGGTCGTACGGGTACACAACTTCGGTTTCTTTTTCGGCAGGCTTGCTCGTGTCACGACCTTTGCTCAGGTAGGCGTTGTACAACGGCCACCATGTTTGTTTGTCGTGAATGATTAGTCGCATGAACATCGCGTTAATCTTAGGATGGTCGGTATCGCTGCTATCCAACAATTTATTGAGCGCGATTACAAGAGCCTTATCTCCAACCATGTCTCCTCCCAGAGCACCTACTTACAAACGCTTTGCAAGCGTACGAAGATCGTCGGCGGTTCCACCGCCAATTTTGGCAAACTGCATAAGTTCCTGCGCAAGGCGCAACTCAGTGCGTTTGAGCCAAAAATAAATTATTCTGAAAATGACCATGCTGTCCTCCTAGACATACTCGATCTTCAAGGGGAGGGCGCTCTCTGCAACCCAGAATCTCAAACGTGTACGTCCGTTCTGAATGGAGCAGATGCCTGCGATGCGGAAACCCTCTTTGATGTGTGATTGATAATCGGTCGGGCTCAACACAGCATCCCAATTTGGATGGCTATGAGCATCTCCAACGACTCGCTTACCTGCGGCCTCTGCGGCCTTCTCGACTTGCTCATACTCGTCTTGATACCACTGAACGACCTGAGTAGTCTGAGACGCATACTGCTTCGGATATCGGAATTCGTCTACCACAGTAAGGGTAGGCGATACGACGTGACCGATCATGTATGCTTGAATTTCTTTCCCCGATTTCTTCGCTTCCTTCAAAGCCAGCTTTCGAAAGTACGCCGCTTGTCCTCTTTTGACGCGCACACTCGATTGCATTGGATGCTCCAAAGATAAAGAGGCTGGCCAGTTTCAGGTAGAACCACTGAAGGCTGCCGTGCGCTGGCCAGTTGATGGAAGAATTATTCGTGTTCGGGTGACTGAGACAAACCGCTCGATTGTTTTGCAGCCGTGGTGACCGTAGGCGTGGACGTTTGATTTGCGCGCGCTGCGCCCGCCATAGAAGAAACGTCATTCAACAAAGAATTCTGCAAATCATTCACGCCGGGATGCGAGTGACTGTCGGCAGAAACTGCAAGTCCGCCAGAAGTCGTGGTACTCACCGTGGTATCGGTAGCTTGCTGCATAGTACCATCAGTCAGCTTGCCATAGTTACCCGTGGTATGGGTCGCAGACTTTCCCGTGGGAAATCCTTCGCCCGGTTTAGGAATTCGCGTGATGCTACCAGAATCGTACGGGCCAACCGTGCCAGTTCCGCCTGCTGTATTTGCGGTGCCGGGAGTTTCCTGCCGATTTTTCTTGGCGTCGATCATGTACTGTTCGGATGAAGCCTTTGCGTTGTTCGTTAATACTGCCATCTTAAACCTCTTCTCTCCCCACTAAATCTTGTGCGATGATCGCACGTTGTATTCAGCGATGCGCTGTTCCAACTTGGTCAGGCGCTCGGACAGATCGGCAAGCATCGCCAATGTGTCGGTGTCCACGTCACACGGGACATTATCTTTTTCCTCGATCAGCAATCCGCCTGCATTCTCTTCGAGGCAGGTATCGCATGCACAACCCACAGCGACTTCGCTAAGAGGCACGATCAAAGGTGTCGTACTCTTGAAACCGACCGCATCCATTGTTGCTTGGATCGCTTTGAAATCGAATGTGAAACCTTGTGCTTCCAGATTCGCCAGCACTGCGGGGTTCTCTACGAACTCCTTGAGTGTGGTCATCGACCGCTGCAAAACTTCGCTTGCACTCGTATCAGGAACCACAGCGTCTTGAATTTTCTGCTGATCGAAATATTGCTCGCCCATCACCATGCCATCGGTCAATCCGGCTGGGTCAGTGATCGAGTACGAATACAGCTTGCCAGTTTCAGCGCGGCCAATCAACGGAACGGTTGTCAATTTTTCGCTTACAGGCTCCGGTAATGTCGGAGCGACGGCGGTCTGCATGATTTGATTGGCGGCTGCGGCATCCAGTTCAGGAGCCATTGATGCGGCTAATTCGTCAATCGCCTTGCTGACTTCTTCGTCTTTCGCGACGACTACTTCATCGGTCACCATGTCGTGATCGAACTTCAGGACGTTCGCTTTGGGAACGGCTAAATACGTCGCATCGCCTTCGAAGCTAACATGCTCTTCGCCTGAACTAGCGCGAGCATTTAATTCTTGTTCAAAAATATTTTCCATTTTCTCCTCCCAGAGAATGTTACACGGTTCGAATTTGCTGTGTCGAACTCGTTGCGTTCTTTTCATCGTGCTTGATGACGCGAGTGCTGCTGCCGATCATCACGATACGGTCACCGATATATCCAGTGTCCGCGTATGAAACGCCGACGTAGCGTTTCGCAAATTCCTCGCCACGAGCCAAATATTCCGGCGTCTGAATGCGAGGATCAGAAATTTTATTGATACAATCAACACGCTCGACTACAATGCCGTAGTCGGTGGCCGCATAAATCTGGGCTCGGTCTTCTGGATAGACCAGCGTGAGAGCAATGTCGCGGGCTGTGGCTTGCTTGCTGCCCAACTTCAATACGAGGCTAAGGTCTTCACCCGGCGCAACGATGTCGAATACGTCTCGCATGCGTCCGTGACCGATGTGCGTGAACTTGAATCCAGTCATCTTGAAGATGCCTGTAAGGATGCGCGGAAGCGCGACCGCTGCGGGAAGAACGTCAATGCCGGATTGGCTCTCAAGCGCGCGGATCACTGCCGCCGCGACTTGCTTGCGTCTCGTCTCGTCTGCCATCAACTCCTCCCAGAGCATAAAAATTTGCCGCGACTCACCGGGTAACTTGGATCAACATCCTTGTCCGGCTGCCAGTCGCGGCTTAATGTCGGAACGGGACTAATCTTTCGATTAGTGGAGGAGCCCGTCCGGTTTTCTGCGCCACATGTTCATGCCTCCACGGCACCATGTGACGACTTCTTCTCTTTGTGTTCTAACGTATCGATAAGGTGAGGGGATGCTTGTGTCCGCGTCGTTGTATGGGTGACAGCGTAATCATTTACTGCACCCCTCTTCAATAGAATGGGACAAAAATGTCGATCGATTTCGTATTATCACGCCAAGTTGTTGATGTCAAGAGAAATATAATTTCTACGGCATGCTCCGATCTTCGTCCGGGCCTGCGCCTTCTGGCTTCACCTTCCCATTCTGACCGACTTGCATTTCGTAGATCGCGTCAACGTTTGTGGAATCCCCAACATATGACACCCTGTACCGCCGCGCCCCGGACGGATCACGAAATCGATGCGTCCCGGCATCCATGCTAAGCCCTTCTTTCGACAAGACTTGCTCCCAATACTCCTTTGTAGTCTCCAGCCGAATGTCCCCGACCGGGCATGCTTTCTTCCTCGACATGACTGCATGTTACCAAAGTCACGTTACCTTGTCAAGAAATTTCTTTTCAGCAAGTTCCGACCCGTAAGGGTTAGTGACTAACGATATGATCGTCAGGAGATAGGGTATTAAAGGGCTAAAGGGTATTACATAGGAATTACACTATGTATACACTACCCTGACGCACATATGAAAAAACCATTTTCCTTTAGAATCAACAAATCACTTTTGTAAAGTTAACAAAGCAAAAGAGTTAATTCAAAACCAATGGAAAATCATAGGTCTTTAGAATCAACGATCTACATATTTTGGTAGAAATGCCTCCCTTTAGAATCAACACGACGCCTTTGTAACCTACTAAAAATGCAACAGTTAATTCCTCCAGCGGACAGATATTCCATTTATAATAGGTAGTATTCCAAATATCATATATTGTGGCTCCGGCACTTTGGTAATTTTGTGCTTGACAGATCGAGGTGACTTTGGTAACCTTGGTCTCGATAGGAACCGATGACAGGTTCCAGAAAAGGAGTTGTTATGGCAATCGTGGTTTCAGAGCCCGATCAAAAAGATTGGGAACTGCCGGAGGACGGACAGTACCGCGCGGTGATCGTAGATGTGATCGATCTGGGCGAAGTCCAGACCGGGTTCGGCGTGAAGCCGAAGGTTCAGATCAAGTGGATGCTCGACGCTTTCAACAGCGAAGGCTTCCCGTTTTATGCGTCGTCTTTCTACACGGCCAGCCTGCACGAGAAGGCGAACCTGCGGAAGGCGCTGAAGAGCATTCTCGGTGCAGACGTGTCCGGCCAGTTCGATTTGGAAGAACTGCTCGGTATCAACAATCAACTCGTCATTCAGCAGAACACCCCCGCTGGCGGCGAGAAGACGTATGCCAACATCGTAGCCATTCTCAAGGCTCCGAAGGGCAAGCGTTTGGAAATTCCTGCCGATTTCGTCCGTAAATCTGAGAAAGATGCGGAGAACAAGAAGCAGGGTGGTCAGAAGAAACCTGCACAGCCGCAGTTGAAACAGGCCGCGAAGAAGCCCGCTCCTGCGCCCGTCGCGCAAGAACAGGTTGAAGAGGGACAAGAAGATCAGGCAGTAACGCCCGCGCCTGTACGTCAGGCCGCTCCTGCCCCCGCGAATCGCGCCGGAACCATTCGGCAGGCTCGCACCGTGACTCCGGCTCCTGCCGCAGCCCCGGCCACGAAGGCCGCAACGCCTTCCCTCGCGGAGTTGCGTGCACAGCTTGCCGCAGCCGAAGCCGCAGAGACTTCGCAGCCAATCAGCGACGAAGACATCCCTTTCTAGGATGTGAACATGTGGTTACCGATCCGCCGAGGCAACTTGACGGATCGGTTTCTGTTCTGTTACGGTAGTAACCATGGTAATCAATGACTGAAACCTTAGATTTGATCCTGCAAGGCATCCAAGCGATGTTCATCGAATCGGACATCGTAGAGGTGCGCGTGCCGAAGGCGGGTAAATACAAAACCATCAGCGGTTACTTTCGCGTTGGTGACGGGCAGAAGCTAGCGACGGCACTTCAG